AACAATCATGGGATCTAAACCGAAGGTTCAGAAACAAGATTCGCCAGAAGAGATTGAACGTAAAGCTAAAGAACTGGCTCAGAAAGAAGCGAATGAAAACACAGCTTCAAGACGTAAATATAAACAAAGCTCTGTACTTGGTGGCTTACTTGGCAAAAACACAGTAATCAGCAACCTATACAACCAGGTCAATAATACTGGTAGCAACAATTCGAGTAATACGAAAACAGGGACTTAAAGAGATTGAACGCACAACAAATATTAAAGCGTTTGTCTCAACTTAAATCTGAACGTGTAAAGCATGAAACAACCTGGCGTGACTGCTACAAATATTGCGCTCCTGAACGTCAACAAAGCTTCCAAGACGTAACAGCATCAGGACTAGAACAAGAACGTAAAACAGCAAGAAATGAGTTATATGACACAACAGCATGTGAAGGTATTCAACTCTTAGTATCAAGCGTATATAGCGGTACAACCTCTCCTGTTAGCTTATGGTTTAAGTCAGTACCAAGTGGCGTAGATACTCCTTCCCAACTCACACAAGGCGAACAGTGGCTTGATATGGTTGACAACTTTATCTTCCGTAACATACACAGCTCGAACTTTGATAGTGAAGTTGTAGACTATCTAACGGATCTTATTGTTGCAGGATGGGCAGTTTTATTTATTGATACGCACCGTGATAAAGGTGGTTTTATATTTAATACTTGGAACATTGGTAACTGTTACATCAGCTCAACTCAAGCCAATGGCATGATCGACACAATCTACAGGGAGTTTGAGCTTTCAGCAGAGCAGATCGTTACTGAGTTTGGCATTGATAACGTCAGCGATAAGATCAAAGCAGCAGTAGAAAAGAAGCCAGATCAGAAGTTCACATTAGTACAGGCAATCTTCCCTAGAGACAAACAATACGTTAAAGGTGATGAAGGTAAACGTGTAGCAACAGCTATGCCCTTCGCTTCTTATACGATTGAAGCTCAATCAAAACATATCTTAAAAGAATCAGGTTTTGAAGAATTTCCTTGTGTCGTCAGTAGATTTAGAAAGATACCTGAATCTCCGTATGGCTTGGGCATGGCGAGTATGGTTCTAGCAGATGTGAAGACAACGAACCAACTCATGAAGCTCTCATTACAGACAGCAGAATTAAATCTAGGCGGTTTGTGGATGGCTACACATGATGGCGTTGTAAACCCCAATACACTTCGTATTCGACCTAATGCAATCATAGCTGTTAACTCTATTGATAACTCTATTAAACGACTGGATACAGGATCAGCAACGGTAGGTATGGGCTTAGACTTCTTACAACATTTCCAGGCTAAGATTAAGCGTACTTTGATGAGCGATCAGCTTACACCACAAGGTTCAGCTCCGTTGACCGCCACGGAAATACAAGCAAGAGTAAACGTATATCGCAATCAGCTTGGCTCAATCTTCTCTCGTATGCAGTCCGAATATCTACAAGTGTTACTAGAACGTACATGGGGATTGGCTATGAGATCGGAAATGCTACCGCCTGCACCTGAAGAGCTTATGCAAGCTTCACGTATATCTTTTAACTTCATCAACCCTATGGCTGCATCACAAAAACTTCAGTGGGTAACTTCAACTCAAGAGCTGATGATGAATGTAGGTCAGATGGCAACGATTGATCAGACTGTACTGGATAACCTTAACCTGGATGCAATGGTTCAGATCATGGCAGATGGCTTAAACGTACCTAAAGAAGCAATTCGTACAGAAGAAGAAATAGCAGAACTGAGACAGCTTAAACAAGAACAACAACAAGCAATGCAGCAACAACAGCAACAGCAAGCAGTAATGTCAGAAGTAGGATCAACAGCTATGGATATAGCAAAAGATCAAGCTAAGAACATGACACCTGAACAGCTTGGAGCAATGTTTGAACAGCAATAAATATCAGAGAGTCTTTACAAGTGAAGAAGGAATACAGGTACTAGATGAACTCATTTCACTATTCCACGTACCACTAGCATTTGATAAAGACTCAGCAACTCAGACAGCCTTTAATCTAGGAAAGCAGGATGTAATCAACTTCATCTTGGCTCGTATTAAAGAAGCAGAACAACCGAAGTAATAAGAATAAAAAAGAGAATAAACAATGACAGACAACTTAGAACAATCACAACCAATTGAACAGGATACAGCATTAAGCACAGCTAATAATAGTTCTATTGAAACAGCTATACCTGATAAGTTTAAAGTAACAGCAGAAGATGGATCAGTAGACTACAAAGCCACTGTAGCCAAATTGAATGAATCGTATAGCTACCTTGAAAAGAAAGTTGGAACTGGTGAAGTCGCTCCTAAATCTGTAGATGAATACAAGATTGAACGTGAAGACTTTAGCTTCGATGACTTTAAAGCAGATGAATCTAACAAAGCCTTTTTACAAGAAGCTCATAAGCATGGGATCACAAATAAACAGCTCGACTTCCTCATTTCTGAATACGACAAACGCGCAGTAGACCTGGTATCGAATAACTCTCAGTTTGATACAGATTCAACAGTACAGACGCTTCAATCTGTATGGGGTAAAGAATACGAATCCAATATCTTCTCAGCTATTCGAGCAGCTAAGTCAGCAGGCTTAACAGAAGACCAGATTAACGATCCAAGTATCGGCAATAACGTAGCAGTCATTAAAGCTCTCGCTTATTTCGGTTCACAAATTGCAGAAGACAAGCCAATTAATAACGGCACAGCAGTCAGTACAGACATTCAAACTTTAATGCGTAGTCCTGCTTTCTTTGACCATAAGCATCCAGAGCATAAGTCAGTGAAGGCTCAGATTGATGCCTATTATGACAGCCTAAGACGATAAACAAATAGCTCCTGAAGTGGCGTTCAGATAAAGCTTCAAGCCATACAGTCCTTGTGTAGAGCATGTGACTGTATCACTTCTTATCAGCCCGATATGGATAACTGAAACAACAACAAGCTCTACAAAAACAACAATATAAATAGGGCTAACAATAGCTCTAACAATAAATCTAAATAATAAAAACAAGGACAATTAAAACAATGTCATATAACACTATTGATAGTGTGTTTGTTAAACAGTATGCAGACACATATTTAGCTCTATTAGAGCAGAAAGAATCAAAACTATTATCAACAGTAACCAATATCGGTTCAGTCACAGGTACGTCCTGGACTCTTAATGAGATGGGTACTTTAGGTGATGAGTTTAATACCTTAACTCGCTTCGGTGAGACACAATATACAGACGCTTCATTCGCATCTCGTTTAGGCACACTGAATGACTTCCCGAACTTCACACGTTTGGCAATTCAGGACCTCTACAAGCTCAAGGCTCAACCACAAGATCAACTCTTACAACGCTTACATTCAAAATGGAATAGGAAGGTCGATAAGGTTGTATATAACGCTTTGTTAGGTACAGTTGCTCGTAAAGAAGTTGGTGCAGACACTTATACAAACGTAGCTCTTCCTGCTACTCAGATCTTAGGTGATGCAACAGCTCCAATCACTAAACAACTTCTTATCGACATCCGTACTAAGTTTATGGAAAACGAATGCGAAGAAGACATCTATGTAACCTACAATGCTGATCTGTTAAATACATTGCTTGCAGATACTACTTTAACAAGTGCTGACTATTTGGCTGGTCAAATGTTACAGCGTGGTGAGATCAGTAACTTCTTAGGCTTTAATTGGGTTCATTACGAAGGTATTCGTTCAGCAGATGGCTTATCAGCTACAGGAGTCGCTTATACCAAATCAGCAGTTGAAGTAGCGACTAACTCAATTTCTCCATTGAAGATCGTAGAAGTAGAGACTGCTAACCGTTTCCATAGTATTGGGCACGTAGAGGCGATTGGTGCTGTGCGTAGTGATGAGAAGAAAGTAGTAGCTTTCAAATTCAAACTATAATAGCTCTATCAATAAAGCTAATAGAAATAAAAGCTCCTTATCTGTAGCAGGGTAGGGGGCTTTCAATACCTAATAATAACAATAACTAAGGACGCTACATGACAACAAAAGTAGATATAAGCAATCAAGCTTTAAGCCTAATCGGTGCAGATAGCATTACAAGCTTCGATGATAAAACAAGTATAGCTAGACGTATGAAAGGACTGTATGACACATCACGTAAAGCGTTACTTAGACTCCACCCATTTAACTTCGCAACCAAGCGAATCAAATTAACTCCACTAACACTTAAACCAGACTTTGGTTATGAGTATCAATACCAACTTCCAAACGACCTAATCAGAATTATCTCAGCTAATACAGAAGACTATGCATTAGAGACAGACAAACTACTAACAAACGACTCAGCTATCGAACTGATCTATGTATTCGACAATACAAACGAAGAGACTTTCGATCCACTATTCACAGAATGCCTAATCCTATATCTCGCATCTAAAGCAGCTAAACCAATTACAGGCTCACAAGGTGCAGGGGAGTCCTTCTATATCCAAGCTCAAGACCTAATTAAACAAGTTAAAGCTGTTCAGGCACAGGAAGTATTAAGCATCCAATTTCTTAAAGAAGACGACTACACACTAACGAGACGATATGGCTAAGATCAGTTTAATCAAAAACAACTTTACCAGTGGCGAACTTAGTCCGCTTATTTGGATGCGTACCGATCTAAACCAATTTAGAAATGGAGCTAAGTCAGTTGAGAATATGCTACCTATCATTGAAGGTGGTATTAAGAAAAGAGGTGGCACAAAACTGCTCAGAGTTGAACAGGATGCTATCAGAATCATTCCGTTTATTATTAGTCATAGCAACAACTATCTTGTCGTATTCAAGCCTTACTCAATTAATATCCTTACAGCAGAAGGCACATTAGTTAAAACATTTACAACTCAGTACACAGCATCACAGATTAAAGACATCAACTATTGTCAGAGTCGCTATAACCTTTGGCTAGTACATGGTGATCATGCAGTATCCTGGATCAGATGTTCAGAAGACTTTACCAATTGGGCATTCGACAAGTTCACCTATTCAGTACCGCCATTAGAAGATACATATACTCCTGCATTACCGCTTA